AGGAATTCTTTCATTAGTGCCCCCAGGGATCATTATCTTCAAAAATAGATCGTGCCAACTGATATAGAATGGCCACCAGGACCGCCAGGCCGAGCAGTATGCCAAGGATTACTTTCATATCACGTCTTCAGCGTTGAGCTGCTCTTTAAGGTTGGCGGCTAAAGCCGATTCATTTTCCTTGGTCCACTTGTCTACCCCAATTTTGTCGCTGAGGTTGTCAAGTCTCATCGAGATAACGGCGTCCCGGAAAACAAATGTTTTTGATAACCGATTCATTTTGTTGCGCATGTCATCGTGAAAAGTATCTATTTTATTTTCAATTCTGCTATTTGTTTGCTCCACCGTCTGAAGTCTGCCATTAATAATCTTGTGAGCTTCCTGCCGAACCACGAGCAGTTGGTTGTAATCTGACCTGGGAATAAATTCTTTCAGCATAGAAACTTGAAAGTCTGAAAGTGCTTGCAAAAACTCTTCAAGTTTTTTGGTATGGTCATCCAGGCGTTCAATCACTCCCTTTTTCATAAAATACCAGAGAAGATAACCAACCAAAGAGATGGCCCCCAAAGAGATAAACCACAGATAATCAGTTAAGCAGGCTGCAGGCCCCGGTGGTTGCATCTATTGCACTCCCGCCAGATCAAAATTTCCGAAGCTAATCACCCGCCCTATAAAAGCGTGAAGCCAGTCGCCGACCGTGCGAATATCGTATGGCCGACAACTGGCTATGACAAAAAAACAGTGGTTATGATCCGTCCAGGTATCACCGATCGCTGCTCCGGCCGGCCGGTAGCCCAGGTTGAAGCTTTCCACCAGCGGCTGCACCGCCGTCACCCCGGTGCCGCCCTTGCCGGCTACCGGGAATTTCCAGACCTGGGCGGGAAGCCCCCCGGTGTCCATCCGTATCTGCTCCACCAGGTGAGTCAAAGCCGCCTCCACTCCCTGTGGAGAAAGATCGCACTCAACACACCAGCCCGTGACATACAGATTTTGGCCGAGGGGATTGTTCATGGCTATCGTTCACCTTTTTTAGGTGGTAATGTTGCTGAGTAAATATCCGGCCCCGGCATATACCAGAGCTTCGTCAACGTTGTTGCGCACCCGGTAAATATTGCTCCGCCGCTGCTCTTCCCGATACTGCTCAGTCATGAGAATCTGCGGGCTGTCACCGGTCCAAAGGAAGGTCCGGCCCAGGCACGGTTCTTTCAGGTCCCGAGCCGTCCCGGCCAGGCGGGCGATAAGCACATACTCATCATCCCAGACATCGCCCAAGCTGGCAGTCAGGCCCTTATCGGCGCTGTCCTTAATGGCCCGGCCCACAATCACACGAGAAAGACCGAAATACTTTGCCAGCATGTCAAGCTGGGCCTGCTCAGTCTCGATCAGATGAGGACTGGTGTATTGGAGATAGGTCCGGAGTTCGGTGGACATCAGCACATTTTGGAAAACCTTGTAGCTCATAACCGCGGCGTTGGGCATAATGCCCCGGGCGGCCCGGAGGGCATCCACGGCCGTCTTCACGTCGGCTTTCGGCGTGCAGGTGGCCAGGGTATCCCATTCAGTGGTCACGGCACCGGTCAGGGTAATATTGCCGGTGTTGAAAATCATGGCCGCAACTCGCACTTCACGGGCCAACCTGATTTTATGGACAGCCCGTTCCACAGCGACGGCTTCGGCGTCGAAAAAACGGGCATACAGACGGGCCTCAACATCGTCTACCGGCTCTTCATGGCCATGGTCTTCACAAGAATAGGTCCCGGTGTCAAATTCCCAGTCATCCCGGGAATACGGACCCCGAGGCGCCCGGCGAGTGTCAGTGGTTTTCAAAAATTGTTCAACTTTGATTTTGGGATAATCTCCGGACTGTTCCGGAGTCTCAAAAACAGGCAAAACAGCATCGGCGATGAAATCGCTGGGAGACAGCATAGCCTCATAAGCGATAGCGCCAAGGTCAGGCCGTTGCACCGTGGTCGAAGAAGATGGTCTGGGCATGGGTTATATCCTCCTAAAGCGCCAGGTTATGAGGTTAGACATTTACGGGTGCCTTCAATCCAGAGACCGGCCAGGGCGAAATCATCGGTACCCAATTCGCCGTCCGTGGGATTGAAGATCAGCGTCAACACAGAAGCGGCGGCAGGGATATCCGCCAGGGCGATAGCCCGGGTTTTTTCTTGCCAGGTATTGGTAGCCGCGGTTAGAAACTCGCCGGAGACGCCGCCGCAGTTCGTGTCGGCCAGCATGGCCGCACCGGCGGCAGAGAAGTAGGCCTCACAGGTAATGGTCGGCGAATCAGCCTCAGCGCCGCCCGCCTTGATAATGGCGCCAAGAAAATGGATAACCATATCGGCGGCCGGGTCTAAATCAGGCGGGATTACAAAGGTGGCCGCCAACTTGGTTGGATTGCCGCCGTTATTCCACCGCAGAGCTACTTCTTTGTTGGTGAGTTGGGTGAAACCATCTGAGACGCCGTTAGCGAACACCAGCGTCGGCGCCCCGGTTTCCAGGGTTATACTCTGCGGATAGAGAGCGTATTGCGCGGTTTTAACCCCAACCATGATTTCCGCCAGGGCCGCCTCAGCGGTAACCCCGGTGATAATATTACCGGAGTCGGCAATAGATACAGTAGCCGCCGTAGTGGATACTACCGGATAGCGGACAATTTCAATGAGCGAACCATTGCCACTGGCCGCCTGTTTGGCGAAACCAAGAGCACTACCAGAGCTAGCATCAGAAACCTTCCCACTGGCCGCCGCATACACCACGGCAGCCTCAGCAATAACTTTGGCCGCCATGCACTCAAAAGTTCCGGAGTCATTCCAAAGTTTGACAGTAACCAGTTCACCGGTGGCCACAGCAAATTGAGCAATACCAATGCCATATTCTCCAAGACCGGCCAGCTCTACCTGGGGCGGATCGGTAACCGTGCCAGCCGAAAATTTAACGTGGGCCTTATTGGTCACAGCCCCATTGGCTAAAAAAGTTGCATAACCTTCAGTTTGCATTTACATTCCTCCTTAGGCCGGGTTAATCCGGTCGATATAAGCCTGGTGCAAGTCGGGAAACCGGCCGGCGGCAAGTTTGATTGCCTCAGCCCGGCTTTTTGACTCGCCGGCCATGATTTCCTTGACCTTGCCCTCAAAATCACCGGTAACCTTATCCGGCTGGCCCTGCCCCATACTGACCGGGGCTTCCTGGCGCATTTTTTCCAGGGCGGCGGTTTTCCGGTCCTTTTCAGCCTGCAAAAATAGACTAAAAGCGGTTTCCACCGTGCTGCCGTCTTCCACTGCGGCCAAGGTCAGTTCCCGGTCACCATCGGCCTGGATAATTTTTAGCACCCGGGACCGTTCATCTTGGATTCCAAGTTCCCGCCCCTCTCGAAGACCGCCTTCAGCGGCAGCCGCCCGGATTTCTGCAACGAGGGCCGGGGCTTCACTCATGAGCTTTTCGATAGTCAGCTCTGGCATATTTTTAGCCTCCTCTATTAATTTTTCGGCCCTCTCAAACGAGACAGGGACCTTATCCAACTCCTGCAGGTTTAGGGCAATGGCGGCAGTATCGCCGTCGGCCCCCAACGCTACAAAACTTACCTCACGGACCTGGGATTCCGTCCAAATCTCCAACGGTCCTGAGACCTCCTGGCCATTGACCGTTGCCGTATCTTTCTCAGAGTCCAGGACTTTCAATTTTTTCGGCCAGACACCGATTGACGCCTGCCACGGGAAACCGTCCAGGGCCAATTCCTTGACCTCCAGGCCGTCCTGAGTCTTCCCGGAGAATTTCCCGGTTAACAGCAGGTTGCCATTATCTACCCAGGTTTTGGTGCTGTAGCCCACCACCCGATCTCGCGCATGTTCCCGAAGAATAGGAATTTTTTGAGCTAATTTCATGCCCGACAAATCAAACAGGTAGCGGCCCCAAAACCCCATGTCGATAATCTGGCCGGTGTAGGCCGTAACCATGAAGCCGTCGCCAGGTTCGCCATCGGCATTCATGGCCAGTTGCACCGGGACGCTAAGTGACAGCGCGGCCCGCTGTTTTTTCGAGTCATCCCAAGAGCGATTGCAGATAGCAAAGGCCTGATCCGGACTCTTACCCTCAGCCACCACGTCAGCGGTGCACCGCTTCAAATAATCGTTTTTTTCTTCGTCTTTATTCGGTTTTGGCATTGTTATTGTCCTCTTGGTCCAGAGCAGGTTGTTTCACCGGGGTATCTTCAATAATTTCTTCAATCCCCAGCTCTTCCATGCGTTCTTTTTCCCGGGCCCGCTGCTCTAAGACCTCTTCCCAGTCCCGGCCCTGCCCGGCAACCTCTTCGGCCAAAGTGGATAGGCAGTAGTCGATAGCTTTTTTGCTGGCTTCCACCTCTTTCACCGGGTCAACCCAGCCCCAGCCGCCGCCGATCCAAGCCGCTCGGACGTATTCGGCCCGGTATTGTTCCCACTTGGGCGCCTGAAATTGACCCCGCAAGTAGGCCTCCTCTAAAACTAATTCCCATATCGGCTGGCAAAATTGCATTGAGAACCAGCTCCGCCACTGGGTAAACATCCGCCGCCCCTCCAAAAGGGACGCCCGGGCACTGGAATAATTGGTTTTGCTGAAATCTTTCGCCAGAAGTTCATAAGGCAAGCCCAGGGAGATCCCAATCATGCGGAGAATGCCCTCCACAAAGCTGGCGAAGGTCTCACCGCCCCGTTTCGGATCAACGACCCGGATATCCTCCCCTAATTGGAGATACGACACCAGACCAGGCTCAACTCCTTGAATCCGCTTGCCCGTGGAAGTCTCGGTAGACGTGGCCGCACCTAGAGCCCCGGTCATTGGGTCAACTTTGGTAATAAAAACACCCAAACAAGCGGCAACCTTGGCGGCAACCAATTCGGCGTCCAGATATTCGGCCAAATCCTTGAAATATGACAGCACCGGCGCAAAATAGGGCACGCCACGCAACTGCCCCGGCCGGTTCGACCGGTAAATATGCAAGACTCGAGGGCGGCCCTGGCTATCTCGAGCCGCTACCCGCTCCGGCGTGCCTAATGAATAGGCGCTGGCAAACTGGTTTTTGTAATCAATTTTGGCAATCCAATAGGCCAGAGGCTCACCACGGGAACCGACTTCGACCCCGGTATCGAAAGCCGGACCGGATTTGCTTGACACCGGCTGTAGGCGGTCTCCCTCCAGGAGCTCAATGGCCCGCCCCAGCGGTCGCCAGGGCTCCGGAGCCATGATCGGCAGGGCCAGGACTTCGCCGTCTTCAATAATTTTTCGAAGAGCGAGAAATTGAATATCGTCAAAAGATAGACGGTTACCGGAGTCGGCAAAAGGCGCCCAATTTTGAAAGATTAGTTCCGCCTGTTTCTGTAATTCCCGGGCCCGGTCTTCAGAGATCCCCAAAACATCGGCCCGGAGCCGAGATTGCGGCCGCAGCCCCCGGCCCACAATGTTGACGCCCATGGTATCCGTAGCGCCGCTAGCGACGGCGTCGTTGCGATTCAAATCACGGGAGCGGTTGCGGAGAATTTCCAGGTCATAGGAGGCGGGCGTGGTATTAGAGCGAGCTAAAAGCCAGTTGGAGCGCAGGCGGGAGGTATCGGCGCCCCGATAATCAGCGGCCAGGTTTATGGCCAGGCGAGCCGCCTGCCGGCGGGCGCCACGGATAGGTGAGAAATAATTTATCAGCCGGTCCAGGCGGGTCATGTCGGACTCACAAATTCGACCCGGTTGGCAGGATCAAAACCAGAGCCGACAACAGCAGAGCTGCCACCCAACTCCACGATCTTAGCGTCCGCCAGTTTGATCGTTTCCATGTAATCCTTGACCATAGCCCGGCGCACGGAAAGACCGGCACCAGCGGAATACTCCTGGGCCGACATAACTTTTTTCAACCCGGCCAGGGCAGCGTCTTTAATTTCCTGCCAGGTTTCGAGTTCAGTTGACATGATTGTCATAAGAACAAAAAAAAACGACCATGTCATTTAAACCATGGTCGCAGTGGTCAGTATGGAAAATTTTTATTTAATGTCGTTATTTTTTAAAAGGGGAAATCATCCTCTTGCCCCCCCCCCGACGGCTGCCCAGAATAATTATCCTGGCTTTCTGAAGCCGTTTTACGGCCTAACATCTTCATAGTGGCCGCGTTTATGGTCGTCCGATAATGTTTGACACCCTCTTTTTCCCAGGTTTCATACTGTATTTCGCCCTCGATAAAGACTTGCTTGCCCTTTTGCAAATATTGGCCGCAGATTTCCGCCAGCTTGCCCCAGGCAATGACATTGTGCCAGGCGGTTTTCTCTACTGCTTCGCCGTTGGCGGTATATTTTTTCGTAGTCGCCAGAGAAAACTTGCAATACTGCTGCCCGGACGGCGTATAACGCAGTTCTGGATCGTTTCCCAAGTTGCCGATCAAAATTGCTTTGTTGAACATTATGCCCCCTCATCATAACGATTTTTTTCCATAAATTGCATTAACGAGGCTCGCACTATCCTGAATCCGGCCCGTTTGCCCAGCTTTACCGCCTCAAGGTCACCCCGGTGAATCAAGTTATAAACATGCTGTTTGGAGCAATTCAACAGCTCTGCCACCACGTTCACGTATAATAGGCCACCGGGGTTAATCATGGATTACCTTTCCAGCCAGGCCCCTGACTGGAGGCCGGTTAAAGGGTTAATAGCAGCGTGCTCCTCGGTAATTTCCGCCTGCTCCGGACTCGGCAACACCATAATCCCGCCCCAGCACTCCGGATCAGCCATGGCCAGGGCATAAACGGCGGTATCCAGGAAATGGTTGGCCCGCCTCCCCTGCAGCACCCAGAGGTAACGGCCCCGCTTATCACGCTCTTTGGCCTCAGCGGTCAGATGATTTGCAAAAGTAGCGTCGGTTTCGGCGTGCAAATGCACCCGGCCGGACTCGACGCGGCTCCAAAAGCTATCCTTCAACGCATTGGTGTCTAAAATCCAGAGGCGAAGGCCACCGGGAATTGGCAGGCCCCGGCCCGGCATTTTATCGATAATGGACATTTGCATCTTTTTGCCGCCCTTCAACATCATTGACGCTCCCTTGACCCCAAAAACCCGGCCCCGGCCGTTGAGCCTAAGCCACTGGTAAACCTGCTCGGTCATGCCCATATCGCCGGCGTCGCCATCACTGCCACCGGTGTCAATGGCCGCCCGCCACACGGGATAAATCTGGGAACCATCGGCAGTTGAATAGACATCCTGGAAAAGCCAGATTTCCAGTTCAGCAAAGTCGTGCAAAAAACCGTAACGGATTAAATGCTGATCGACCAGGCCGCTTTCCAGGCGCACCCAGGCCCACACAGAGCAGTAGCAGCCCCGGCGCTGGTTATCGACGCCCGCGGTTATGGCGACCGTGCCATCCGGAACGATCAGCGGCGGGCGGGAAGTTCGTAAATCCAGGATGGCCGCCTCGTTTTTCTGCTTGATAATCTCCCGCCAGGGCTCCGCCAGCCACTGATTGACGAAAATGCGATATTGGTCACGGTCATCTTTGGTAACAAAAAACTGCGCGGCGATTTCTGAAAACGTCCGAAACGGCGAATAGAGCACATTCCAGTGAAAACCGACGTGGGATTTATCCGGGACCGGCGGCATCGAACCATCGGGGGAGATTTCATGGCCCTCTGGAACCCATTTCCCGGCCGCCAGCATGGCCAGTTTCTGCGAGTCGTCTATTTCTTCCCCGCAATGACTACAGACATACCGTGCAACCCGGTTCAACCGGATATAATCCGGATCACGCAGCATTTTTGGCCACTGCCCCAACTCTTCACCCTGATGCACGATTTGCCAAAAGCTGAGGGTTTGAAATTGCTTGCAAAAAGGACACGGAACCCAATATTTGCGCTTGTCCGATTTTTCATAGGACTTATTTATATAGCCTTCCAGCATGGTAGGGCGACTAAGTAAAACGATTTTTCGATTCCAATAGGTCGTTGAGCGGTCAATAGCCTTTTCCACCAGGTCGCCTTGCTCCGTATTTTGCGGGTATTCATCAGTTTCATCACAAATTACATACCGGGCCTCAACATTTTGCAGGTCAGCGTCGCTGCCAGCCGTGGCAAAATAGATTTCCATCCGGTCTAAAATAATCTGGTGAAGCTGTAAATCATCTGGATTACTTGTTAAATGCGATGATAACTCCTCTGAAACCAGCATCATCTTACGAATCCGGCGATTCACCCGCTTCATGGTGTTAAGCGTCGGCATGACAATCACCGCCGGCGCCGGGTCCTGGCAGACGGCATAACCAAGCATGTTATACACCGACTCGGTTTTAGCACTTTGGACGCTGGCCATGATAGTTATTTTCTCTACCCAAGGACTGTTAAAAGCGTCCATAACCCCGACCGCATAAGGAACCAGGCGATTGTTCCACCTACCAGGAATAGCGCTGCTTTTCGGCAATATCCGATATTTTGAAGCCCACTGAGATACCGTGATATCTTCCGGCGGCGCCCAGGCTGCCAGTTCTTCCGGCGTGCCGGGATAGTAAATGTTTTCCAGACTTGCGGCGAACTCTTTTTTGAAAACATCAAGTGCAATCATTTCCGCCACCTTGCGCCAAATCCTGAACGTGCTCGAAATCAACGGCGCTACCACCCAGGGCCGCTGGCAGAGGCCGACAAAAAGCCGCCAACAATTCAAAGGCAGCGGCGGCCAGGATGACTTCCATCTCACGTTCGGTTTTGCAGTGGATGAGCTGCGGCGGTAGACCCCGTGAAAATGTCAAAATAGCCTGCTTGATCGCCGTTATCCTGGCTACAAAAAGATTTTTGATTTCCTG